CTGAATAAGGAGATCTGAAACATGGCATTCGCAACAGCAAACTGGTCAACCGTTGGCGCTTCTAAAAGCGGCAATGCTCCTGCAATCTATAGCTATAAGTCCTCTGGTGACAACAAAGCTACTATTGCCGGTTCCGGTTACTTCAACACAGTTGAGGCTCTTATCACTACTGGTGATTGGATCTACACATACGGTAGCGATGGCGGTCAAACGCTCGTAGCAACCAACAGTTCTGGCGTTATTACAGCGGCAGTAATCTAAAGAAAGGGAGGGCTGGTTCGCACTGGCCCTCTCCACCTCTTACGGAGAACCGTTATGGCTGCTGGCGACACTTCACTTTCAATATGTTCGGATGCTTTAATCCTGTTGGGCGCTTCGCCCATTTCTTCGTTTACGGAGGGGTCTGATTCGGCCCAGGCTTGTGATCGTCTTTATCCAGATCTCAGAGATTCAATTCTCTCAGTCTACCAATGGAGTTGGAGCGTTAAGAAGGTTCAGCTTAACCGACTGTCTACGGCCCCGATTGATGAGTGGAAGTATGCCTATCAGCTACCTGGCGATCTACTCTCCGGTGTTCTGGCTGTATTCAGAAGTGCTGGTCTATCCGAAAAACCCACTCGTTATGGCTGGGAGATCTACGGGGATCAGCTTTATACTAATTTTGAAAAGATCTTCATCGACTATCAAGGCACAGTTGATGAGAGCAAAATGCCTAATTACTTTGTAAGACTGTTGCGCTCTGCGTTGGCAGCGGAGTTGGCGTTTACAATCACAGACCAAATCAGCAAGTCAAACTATTTCCGCGCTGATGCTTACGGATCTCCAGGCGAGTCAAATCGTGGTGGATTGATGCGTGAGGCGATGAACATAGATGGTCGTGGCAAGCCACCGGAGATTATTGAGGACTATGCCCTTATTAATGTGAGATACTAAAATGCGGATTATGCAGTTCCAGACCAACTTCTCGGTTGGTGAGCTTGATCCTCTCATTCGCGCTCGTACTGACCTACAGCAATATAAGAATGGTCTTGAGGAAGCTACTAACATCATTATCCAGCCACAGGGTGGGTTTCGTCGTCGTGATGGCTCTAAGTTTATCCATGACTTTGGCTCTGGCTTTACGGATTTTAAGGTTATCCCGTTTGAGTTCAGCGTAGATGATAGCTACTTTTTGGTGCTTGTTACTCAGCGTATCTATATCTTTAAGGCTGGAGTTCTACAGGCCAACATAAACGGTAGCGGCAATGACTATCTGGTGGCTACAGATATCACGACTGCTATGCTTGATGATCTTAACTACACTCAGGCTGTCGATACGCTCATTCTCTGCCACCAAGATCTGCAAACTAAACGCCTGGTGCGCAACGCTGACACAAATTGGACGCTGGAAAACTTACCAATAACCAATCTGCCCCAGTTCCCATATGCGTTTGACACACATCAACCTGACTTTACGGTTACGCCCAGCGCGACTAACGGCAATATTGAGATCACTGCGTCTGCTGCAACAACCGAAACAGGTAACGCTCAAGACGGTGCGGCTAATAAAATTAGAATTAAAGCCTCTAGTACATATGCGGACGATCAGCCAAATGGGATGTTTATAACTATAACTTCGGGTAGTGGAGTGGGTCAGACACGTCATGTCGAAGATTACAACGCCGTCACAAAATGGTTGACAGTCTATCCCGCTTGGGACATCGGGCAACAGCCAAGTACGTTTTCAAACTACAAGATCGAGCCTTTTGCTCCTGCTGCGGTTGGTGAGTATCTGCAAGTAACCAGTACATTTGGTCGAGCTAGATACGTCGAGTATGTATCTCCGACAGTTATGAAGGCTGTAGTGGAAGTTCCATTCTTTGACACTGGAGCGGTTCTTGCCGGTGAGTGGGAAAGCGAACACGGATATGAGGACGTGTGGTCTAATACTCGCGGCTGGCCACGCTCTGCTGCATTCCATGAGGGTCGGTTGTACTTTGGTGGATCTAGGTCCAGACCCAATACGATCTGGGGTTCTGGCGTAATCAACTACTTCGATTTCAATCCTGGCACTGGCCTTGATGATGAGAGTGTTGAGGCAACAATCAACACCAACCAGCTTAACACTATCGTTAATCTATTCTCAGGCAATGACTTCCGGATCTTCACGACCGGCGGCGAGTTTGTAATCTTGCAAACCTCCGGTGATCCAATCACGCCATCAACATTCTTTGTTCGTCCTCAGACAAGATTGGGATCAAAGGCTGGTATTCCGATTGAAGAGCTAAACGGTGCGTCGATCTTTATTCAGCGCCAAGGTAAATCAATCAACGTGTTCCAGTTTGGCGACACTACAGCGTCTTACCAGGTTCAGAACATATCTGCTCTTAGCTCTCACTTGCTAAAGAACCCTGTCGATATGGCTGCGCGTAGGGCTGCGTCTACAGATGAGTCCGATCGCTTGTTCGTGGTCAACGGTGATGATGGAACGATGGCTGTTTACTCCATCTTGGTTGGGCAGAATGTCATTGCCCCTAGCCGGTTCGTAACAGATGGCGAGTACATAGCTGTCGGTGTGGAGGTTGCAGACGTTTATGCAATCGTTAAGCGCACAATAAATGGCACTGATAACTATATGCTAGAGAAGTTCGATCCCGATCTTACTCTGGATAGCGTTAAGAGCGGCGGAGCGGCTTCCTCAGTTAACATGAGCCAGCTTCAAGGGGAAACGGTCCAGATCATTAGAGACGGCATTCTTGAGCCAGAACAAACGGTTCCTGCTTCTCCATACACAATTACTTTTGCGTCACCTGCCACGTCAAGTTTCCAGGTCGGATTGAATTACACGGTTACTGCTAGGACAATGCCAGCAGAGCCGGTGCTTTCTTCTGGATCTGTTCAAGGATTTAAGAAGCGGATCATTCAAGTTGATGCAATCGTAAACACTACTAAGGATATGACCATTAACGGCAAGCAGGTTTCATTCAGAAACTTTGGCGAGAATGTTCTTGATTCGGCAGTTGAGCCGTTCACTGGCATTAAAACAATGCACGGGCTGTTAGGTTATAGCGGGACGGGGCAGATTACGATCAGCCAGAATGTTCCATTGGAAATGATTGTTCTCGGTCTTGAGTACCGCTTGAGCGTAGGGAGTTAAGGCATGGAAGCAATGGCAGTGGTTGGTGCGGTAACTTCGGTTGCCGGTGCGGCGAGTCAGGTTCAAGCGGGAAAAGCGCAACGGGCTGGTTACGAGCAACAAGCACAACAGGCAGATCTAAAGGGTCGAGCGGAGGCTATTGCTTACAAGCAGCAAGGTGCAGATGCTCTTGCAAACCTAAATCAAACGCTTGCAGCAATTATAGCAAGGGCCGGTGCCGGTGGTGTTGATCCTACATCTGGATCTGCCCAGACAGTCGCAATGTATGCAACGTCACAAGGCGTAACGGAAGCGCAAATTGCGGAAGATAACGCGGCTCTTGCTATCGGGCAAGCTACTCAACAAGCTGGCATTTATAGATCCGCAGGGCGAACCGCTCAATTAAGTGCCAATGTTAGTGCCGCTGCCACTCTTGGTTCTGCTGCTTACTCTGTCGGACAATTAAGGTAAGGTTAGAATATGGCACAGCTTCCACGATATCAAAAACTTGGTGTAAGAACCCGTCAACCACAAAACCTTGATTTTGCAGATACACGAGAACAGGCTTCTCTTTCTCAGAACCTTTCTCAGCAACTAAACCGTATGTCTAACTTTGCGTTTCAGAAGGCCGGTGAAAGGGCTGTTGAGCGTGGCGAAGAGCGTGTTCAAGAAGAGGGCGCGATTGCTACACTTGGTGATATTGATAAAAGGGGTGGTCCGCGTACTATCGCTGACGAAGCAGCATATGCTTTGGGTAGTCGTGTTGCTGTTGCTGAAGTTCAGAACGCTGCTGAAATAGAAATCAGTAGAATTTTAACTGAAGCTGAAAAGAGTGGAACCGCGTTTTCTACTGTTCAAGCGCAACTAGCAGACGTTACTGATGGTTATTCGGAATCGCTGCGGGTGATAGATCCTGCCGCTTCTTCTGTTTTAAAGGTGAACCTAGAGGGGGCTACTGGTAAGGCGACTGAGAGGTATTCAAACTATTACGTTAAGCTGCAAGCCCAGCGTCAAGCTACTAAAAGAGCGAACGCTGCCGACCGTTCGTTTAAAAGTACCTTAGCCGATGCAATCTTGCCAGGCATGACTGTAGAGAAGTTGGGCGAAAGCATTGCGGCTGAAGCAGATTTGCTTCGCGGCATGGGCGCTACTGAAAAGCAAGCAAACGATTTTTATGAGAAAACATTTAATGCGGCTTATCGAGAGAAGCTAACTTATGATTTCAACACTGCGCCATTGGAGGAAAAGCAAAGGCTTTTAACTGACATGGAGACTATGGCTCTCCCTGGTATGTCTTTAACTCAAACTCAAAGTGTTCGTAAATCTTTAAACGCTGATTATAATTCGGCTTTGCAAGTCACTAGAGGTGAGAGCAATTCAATCGTTTCATCTGTAAACGCATTAGGGACATTGCTTGCCAAAGGCGGAGACCCATCCCTAAAGGAAATCGCTGATCTCCAAGAACGTGCTAATAACCTGGGAGATCAGGGTGCTGGTGCTAGAGCCGCTCTAGCTGAATTAGAGTTCAATGCTGAAAACGCTGCAACCTATCGAAAGATGAATGTTGAAGAATTGGCGTCAGAGATTAATGATCTTAAATCAGGTATCACTGGAATGGGTGGTTCTGGCATTGATACACTTCTCGAAGCTGAAACCCTGCAAGTCGCACAGGCTTATTTAACTGCTGCAAACAAGAGTATTAAAAACGCAGCAACTGAGCAAAAAGCGGAGTTTCAACCTAAAATAGATGCTGCCGGCGCACAGCTTAAAACCCTTCAAGATGTTGTTGACCAGGGAATATCTGTAGATCAACTCGCTATAGAAAAACTTCTTTATGATCTTGACGATATACCAGATTCTTTAATTGATGGTTTTCAAGACGAAGTAAATACCTTGATCGAAACCAATCTGCTTGGAGACCGTCTTCGAGGGTACACTCCAAGCGAAATTGCTGGATACCTTTCCGGATTGCGGGAGGAGGGTGTAAATACCGCTATCGAGCTAAAGCAATTAAATCTTGCTGAGAAAATGCTAAATAACATGGAGACTCAGCTTGCTGATGATCCTTTGACGTATGCAATGAATGTTGGCGTTAAGGACTCGAGCAACAGCACGGTGCAAATATCTGGAATAAATGCTACTCCAGACAGTCCTGATGTCACGGCTAATATAAAGAAGCGTGTGGCTGACGCACAAATCATTGCATCTAAATACCGTATTGAACCTAAGTATTTTACCGCTCAAGAACGGGATTCACTTACAGAGTTTCTTCAATCTGAAAGCACTGACAGACTTCAAATCATGGGATTTCTTGGCGCAATGGTAGATGGCGGTGGTTCTGCTACGCCTGATATGCTTGCCGAGATATCAGATTACGCTCCTGGGTTTGCTGGAATTGGCGCACTCATTAGTGAGGGCAGACCAACTGCTGCTAACCATGCCTTGCGCGGAATGGAGTACATAAAGGCTGGCAATAAACCTGCTGGATTATCTGCTATATATACAGAACCAGAGTTCGTGGGCATCACGGGTCAAGCGTTGCGATACTCTCCAAAAACACTCAACGTAATTCGTGAAAATGCTGAGTTAATTTATGCAGATACTGCGCGTACCGAAGTCGATTTCAATGCTGAAAAATGGAAAAGCGCGATAGAAATGGCTGCTGGTATGAAAACCATTGGCAGAAAGTCATATGGCGGTATTCAAGAAGTTAGAGGCCAAATGACATTGCTTCCACCGGAGGTAACGCCAGATGATCTTGAGGATGCACTATCAAGTATTACCCCCGATATGGCGTTTGAAGTTTCGGGGATAAGCTTATCTACTGGCATGGTGAATGCTATATCAAAGAGAAATTCCTACAAAGTTATTAGTGCTGGTGGCGATAAGGCTGCGATTACCTTTGAAGAAGACTCATACGGAAACCCGACATACGTTAAGGATAGTGATGGCAATCCATTTTTCTTTGATATCTCTAAGCTGGTAGATCTAAGCAAAGCGTCAGGTAATTAATATGAATTTTGACAAACCAGAAATGTTAGACTTCTTACCTGAGAATGGAAGATCAGAAGCGCCTGGGCCGCTAATGGAAAACGTGACCGGTGCCTTCGATGCAATGAAGTACACTGGTGGTGCTGGTGCTAACAGCAGGGGGTTTACTCTACTTGATGTTTGGACTCCAATTATTGACGAGCTAAACGAGACCGGCGCAGATTTTGAGAACCCTGCCATTTGGCTATTTGATTCTATGTCTTCTCGATATGACGGGAAAGCCGACGAAATATATTCCTACATACAGAACAATAAGGAGAGCCTTCCAAAAAGCTTATCCGAAATTAACTCTGCTTCAGTAGACGAAATGATGAAGAGCTTTGTTCAACAAAAGGAAACCGAGCTTTCAGAGCTTGCCCGTAACAATCCAGGGTTTTTCCCCGCTGCTGCTAGATTTGTTGGTGGTATGGGTGCCGGTGGTGGCGATATTGTTACTCAACTTACTATGCCGTTTGGCGGATGGTCTAAAACCCTTTGGAAGAATATTGCGCAAAGTGCTGCCGTAAACGCTGGTTCCGGTGCTATAAGTGAGCTTGACGTTAAGGATTGGTATGACGAGCTAGGGCTTGAGTATAGCTACGAGGATTTTATTAACAATGTAGCCATGCAAGCTGCATTTGGTGCGGCTATGCCAGCAGCAGGGGCCGGTATCAGAATGACTGCCGACCAGGCGCTGAAGGGCTGGGACGTTCTCAAGGGCAAAATGAAGAAGCCTTTAAGTGCAGAAGATGAAGCACTGGTTAATGTTTTGGAAAGCCAGGCTGATATCGAGGCGTCAAACCCGTTACGGTCAGAGAACAATATCGAGGCTGAGTCTGAGCATGAGGCTAGACTGTCTGATGCTACTGCTGCTTTGGCGGGAGATACGGTTCCTAGGATGTCTGAAGAGCCTTCTTCTCCGATAAAGGGAACAATTCCATTACAGGATGAGCTAAACAAAAACCAAAAGAAGTGGTTGGCAAACAATGCCAAATTAAAAGTAGCTGAAGCCGAAGGTATTAAAATCCAAAATCGGTTAAATGATGCTTTTGACGTTGATCCAAATCTTACAAAGGACAGTAAGATAATAAAAGATTTAATGGATGAAAACAAACTCAACGAATCTAAAGTTGATGAGTTCAGATCTATACAAGATGGATTCGGCAAACAGCGTTTAAGTATTTTAGAAAAACAAAAACAGGAACTTGCGCTCGTTGATAATGGAGCAGATAATCTTGACGGTGTTATCTACAATATAGACCCTATGGATATTGAGGTTGACGCCAAGACATTCCAGTTCAAAGAGGGTGGAGATGAGTTCGGCGTTACCGAGCGCCTCCAAGGGATTACAACCTGGGACAAGTACAAGTCTGGGACGGTTACTGTCTATGAATATGCTGATGGTCGCATGGCGATTGCGGATGGACACCAGCGCCTTGGGTTAGCAAAACGCATACGTTCACAAGATCCCTCTCAGGATGTTAGAGTATTCGCTTACAAGCTACGCGAAGCTGATGGCATAACACCGGAAGAAGCGCGTGTGATTGCGGCAATGAAAAACATTGCAGAAGGCACCGGTACATCAATAGACGCAGCAAAGGTTCTGCGGGTAGATCCTAGTCGCATTTCAGAGTTGCCACCCCGTTCAGAGCTTGTTCGCCAGGCGCGTGACATGATGGGTCTAAGCGATACAGCATTTGGTGCAGTGGTTAATGGCGTGATCCCGCCCAAATATGGTGCTATCGTTGGCAGACTAATTGATGATCAAGATCTCCAGGGTGCAGCTATTGAGGTTTTAGCAAAGGCAGATCCAAGCAATGCCTTCCAAGCTGAGTCGATCGTCCGACAGGTTCGTGAATCCGGTTCAGAGCAAGTTGAGCAAATCTCCTTGTTCGGTGAAGAAATAGTAACCGAAAGTTTCTTTGTCGAAAGATCCAAGATACTAGATCGAGCATATAAAGAGTTACGCCGTGACAAGGCTGCATTCGAAACCTTAGTCCGAAACTCTGATCGGTTAGAGGCCGAAGGTAATGTTCTTGCAAAAACCGCAAACGAAAGAAAGGCTAGTACAGATGCCCAAACGATCGCGCTCCTCCAAACGCTTGCAAACCGCAAAGGGCCGCTCTCAGACGCCCTCAATGACGCAGCAAGAACAGCCAGGGACACAAACAGCTATGTCGCAGCAACTAGCGGATTCCTCGATGCTATCAGAGGATCAATTAAATCGGGCGACTTCGACCGCTTATCATCTGGCGATGTTGGACGCGCTGTCGATGGTCCGCCGGAGATCACTAGATCTGAAGCTACAGCAGAACCAGCCATTGAAGGATTCGACGAACCAACAGGCGTAGCAGCAGAGCGCCAGGCAAACCAGCTAGTGCAAGACATGTTCGGTGCTGATGAGGCGGCTCCCGCTGTGCAGAGACTTGACGTTTCTCCCATAGAAGAAGATCTAGTCGCGATCGAAGACATTAAGATGCCGATTGATGATAGTTTGCCACCGGATCAGATCCGCGCTCAAGTAAGGGCGCTGACAGAAGAGAATACCGAAATTGTCAGGGGATTGATCCAAAGGATTGATTCTAAGTTTGGTACTGAATCTGGCGATAATGTGAAGGATCTCGCGAAGGTTACTCAAAAGGCTAACAGACCTTCAATCCTGGCGAAAAAACCTTGGCACAAAACTTCTCACATTAGAGATAGCTACCGGTTCAAAACTGTTATTGATGATTTCAGAGATGTACCGGCTATCTTTGATGAGCTTCTTGATAGTGGCATTCGCCTGGTTAAAGTAGACACCGGCAAGCTGTTTGATCCAAAAGAATGGGGATGGCGTATTATTGCATTCGATCTAAGAATGCCTAATGGTCAACTTGTCGAATGGTATTTACCGATTAAGGAGCTTGAAGCCCAAAAGAAAAGTGAAGGTCACTTGCTGTTCGAGGAATGGCGCAACAAAAGCCCAGAAGAAATTGTCGATCAATACGATGATTATATGGCAACAATTCAAAGAAGCTTTGAAGGCTATGACAATTCTTTTCAGTCTGGCTTGGACAGGCTTGGCATTTCAAGAGAAGAGGCTACTGCGTCTTGGGCGAGGGCTGAAAGTTCTATGCTGGATGCGGCACGGAAGTCGCCAAGTTCGTCTGGCATGACCACATCGTCAGGTGTGCGAGGAGTCGAAACCCAAGTTCCATCTAGGGTACGCATGACAGAAGAACCGGATTCTGTCCAAAGCATGACACGAGATGTGCCTTCTTCTACGAGTGCAAATTTAGGTGAAATCATTGATGATACCTCCGGTGCCAATTTAGATATCACTTCGCCTGATGTCAAGTCCGGAGATATATTTGATGATATGGACCTTGAGGTGCCTGTAGGTCAAAGGTTTAATGAGCAAACAGGCTTGGTAGAGTCTACTACTATGACGATGAGAGATCTCAAGGCCCAAATAGACGCCGAAGATTCAATGATAACCCGTTTGGAGTTCTGCACAGTATGACTTTTAAAGGCTGCATAGATGATGGCGTCCAGGCTGGTGATATCACTCAGGACCAGGCAAATGAAATCAACGGTTTGTTTGATGAGCTAGAGGTTCAGTATAACAGGCAGATGGGTTCTGCTGCGGCAACGGCAAAGGCTGCTGCCGATACGTCGATCGCTGCTAGAAAGATTGCTGTAGAGCGAAAGCGCCGTGCTGCACTACAGGCAGTAACGTGGAAGCGGATCAATAACGATCTCAACAACTACAAAACCGTTTTAGGCAATGCCAACAAGGGAGAGGCAGCAAAGGCTCTGTTCGAGCAAGATCAAACATCTAAGTTCAACAGCGTTGCCCAGGTCCAGCAAGCGGTTACGAGAAGTGCTACGCGGAAACTAGACGAGTTCTTAGCCACCTTTAAGCGTAACATAGTTGGTGAAACTAGAAACAAAGCGGATCTTAAAGATATGGTTCGCGAGGTCTTTTCTGAAGGCTCAACAACAAGCACGTCTGCTAGAGAAATGGCTCAAGCTTGGAAGGCTTCATCTGAGTATCTTCGTGCCAGGTTCAATGCGGCTGGTGGCGCTATTGTAAAGCGTTTAGATTGGGGGCTACCTCAGATCCATGACACTATGAGGGTTCGCCAGGTTAGCTATGGCGAATGGAAAGAGTTTATTACGAAACGTCTCGACCTAAAGAAAATGGTCGATGAGCAAACCGGCTTGTCATTTTCCCCAGAGAAGTTGGAGATCGCGCTAAGAGATTCCCATGAGTCAATTACCTCTGATGGGTTCAATAAGCTTAAACCTGGCACAATGACCGGCAACAAATCACTGGCGCTCCGAAACCAAGATCATCGTTTCTTTGTGTTTAGAAATGCAGACGCCTGGATGGAGTACCAGCAGAAGTTTGGCAATCCAAATCCGTTTGACGCAATGATGGGGCATATCGACATGATGTCTCGTGACATTGCTATGCTCGAAGTTCTCGGCCCCAATCCAAGTGCTACTGTAAAATTCCTCAAACAGACATTGCAAAAAGAAGCTGGTGGTGATGCTGTTGCTGCAAATGCAGCGCGTAAAGCAAGCGCAACTATAGATACTCTTTATTCTAATGTGAATGGAAGCATCAACGCTCCCGTCGATAGCAAGTATGCTTACAGCTTCGCGGGTCTTCGACAAGTTCTTCAGTCTGCACAATTAGGCGCTGCGTCACTAGCTGCTGTAACTGATGCGAATTTTGGCCGTATAGCAAGAACGATGGTTGGCTTACCTCAGACTAAAATGATTCAAAACTATCTCAAGTTTATGAACCCACTTTCACTTGAGGAGAAGGGCAAGCTTGCTGTCCGGCTTGGTTTGACTGCGGAAGCATGGTCAACTTTGGCGTCTGCTCAAATGCGCTACGTTGGGGATCTGTCCGGCCCAGAAGTTACACGGCGTGTAGCTGACTTCGTAATGAGAGCGTCATTACTTTCCCCTTGGACTAACGCGGGAAAGTGGGCATTCGGAATGGAGTTTCTTGGCAACCTGGCTGACAACGCAGGAAAGACGTTTGACCAGTTAGATCCAATGATGCGCAGGACGTTGGATCACTACAACATTGGTGCTGATAAGTGGGAGATTGTAAGAGCAACTCCCCTCTATGAATACGAGGGTGCTTCGTTTCTTCGGGCTGAAGATATC